TAGCCGCTGCCGTAGCCGCTGCTGCTGCCGTAGCCGGTGCCGCTGCCGCTGCCGGTGCCGTAGCCGGTGCCGGTGCCGCTGCCGGTGCCGTAGCCGCTGCCGCCTACAGTTTCGTATCTATAGTGTTTGCGCATGGGTAGGGGCCTTCCTAATGCTTTGCTCCGCCTCTTTCGAGCAAAGCACGATTTCGCAATTTTCTGTGAGAATACAGCGCGCTACCGTGGCGCTAGTCTTCGAGTTAAGGGAAAGGCCGGAGATTGCTACTCCCTCGTACCAAGACAGCGATTTATCCGCCGGCTCGTGATACCAGAGCCGGCGCCCCTCCCTCAAAATACACGTTCTTCCGTGGTATTTATCCAGGATGCCGGCATGTACGCCGGCATCCTGGCAGCGGACGATCACGTATTTTCCGATCATGCTCGCATCGCCCACGGAAACGGCACCAAGATTCGTGCGCGCGTCGGGGAGCGGTATGCTTGTTTCAGGGATATGAGCGCCGAAAATTGCCAGCAATTCTTTGACCTGGCCGATTGTTAGGGAGTTTATGTCCATACTTTTTTCCTTCAGGTTAGTTAGATGCGGGAGACGGGTAAGAGATTACTAGGCGACACCGTACTTGTCAAGTAACCTTGTACTAGATACACTGTGCGGCATGAGCACCTTAGACGAAACTCTCGAACTCCTTGACGACGCCGTAGGGCGCGTCTCCAGACCAACCATTGCAGCGGGCGCCAGCGTCGACATCAACTGGCTCAACAAACTTGCCACGCGGAAAATTCAGGACCCCGGCATTAAAAAGGTCGAGCGGCTGCGGGATTTTTTGAAGAAACAGAGGCGAACAGAGGCGGCTCCGTGATAGGATTTGGTTGCCGGGTTGATTGCCCGGCGGCAACGAAAGAAGCAAAGGCCGTTTAGGCCGAGGCTACGGTGTGTTCGCTTCTTTCCACACCTGCGGGTTAATCGCCGCGCTTCGGACCTAAGCGGCTTTTTTTTGGGGAAAGTGTATATGAAACCTCTTAGTTACCATCTTCGCCGGGTTATTGATCTTCATTCGTTTTTGGATAGGTTTGAATCCGTGCAGGGAGGTTCTCCCAATAGCCAGGGGATCATCCAGTACAGCGCGAAATGTCCGGCCCATGAAACAAATCACAACAGCTTGGCTATAGGTGCCACCAGAGATGGGAGGTACTTAGTTCACTGCCATGCCGGGTGCGCCGCGAGTGACGTTCTAGCAGCTGTGGGGCTGGATCTGCAGGACATCTATCCGGATGGTGGTATCTTCGAGCGAGCTAAGCCGATCAATCCGACATCCATCCAGCGCGTCGATAAAAATGTGTTGAAAATTGCCCAGGCGGACAGGACAAGCGGTAAGCGTCTGTCCGAGGCTGATAAGAGGCGCGAGAAGGAGGCGTTTCTTCGTTCCAAGCGCGAAAAGTTTTGGCCGCCGGAAAGGGGGCCCGCCTGATGCCAGCGCCTTCACTGACCGCCATCCCGTCAAGCATGCCTGAGCCGCCCTACCCTGCCGACACGGTGGCGGGCTCGTTAGACTTCGAGCTAGAGTGGGCGAGAGCAAAGCAGTCGAGGACTTGGCGCTTGTGTCCGGTAGATCTGCACAATCACTTACTGCGGATTTGGGCTGAGTCCTGGAACGAGGTTCCATGCGGAAGCTGGGAAAATGACTTCGAGCTAATCGCTTGCGCATGCGACATCCCGCCGACTCTGCTCAAGGGACACTGGGGACTGCTGATGCGCGGATGGGAGCTGCATACGGATGGGCGCCTGTATCATCCGTTCCTGACACGCAAGACGTTGAAAATGTTAGATACGCGCGCGGACTGGAAGAAAAAGCGCAAGCGCCAATACGACAAAAGTGTCTCCGGAGACACTCCCGAGAGTCTCCCTAATGTCTCCCTAGAGTCTTTACCTTCCTCTTCCTCTTCCTCTTCCTCTTCCACTTCCCAAGACAGAAATATACACCCCGCACGAAAAATCCCCGTGGACTGGCAACCGAACGAGCGCAGTTTGTCTTGGCTGGCATCCCAAGGCGTCAACGGCGTCGACAGTAGTCGACTTGTTGTCATGTTCCGGGCGTATTGGCTCGAAACTGAAGGCAAGCGGTCAAACTGGGATCTTACGTTCCAACGAAATCCTGTCGTAAAAGGCGAGATATTCAAGCTTAAGCGGACGGGAAAGGCTGAAGTTCAATGTGAGGCCGGCAAAGCTCCCCCAAAATTCAAAGGTGGCGCATGAACAAACTGGAAGGCGTAGACCTGATCGAATACCTGGAGCTTGTTGCTAAACAGGAGTCCCAAAGCATCCACCAACTCTCCGACGCTGTCGACGGGATCTGGGAGCGCATGCAAAACGGCCCGCAAACATTCGGCGATCCCATGCCCTGGGAGAAAACCCACAACATTTTTCGGTTTCGTCCTTCGGAGGTCACGCTGTGGGGCGGTGTCAACGGCCACGGCAAATCGCTGGTACTGTCCCAGGTAAGCATCGCGCTTATGCAACGGAGCCCGATTTGTGTAGCCAGTCTGGAGATGACAATGCCCGCCCTGGGCGAGCGCCTGGTCCGCCAGGCTGCTGGTGGACTGTGCGACGTTACCGAGATGGGGCGAATCCTCGCAGCTACCGACGACAGGTACTTCGTTTACGATGAGTGCGATTCGGTGGATCGTGAGCGGATTCTTGGCATGGCTATCTACGCAATGAAGGAACTCAGGTGCGGGCACGTTATCGTCGATAGCTTGGTGAAGTGTGGCATAGCGACGGACGATTACAAAGGGCAAAAGGAATTTGTGGATCGGCTTTGCTGGGTGGCGAAGACCTATGGCGGGCACATTCACCTTGTTCACCATCTGCGTAAAGGCAGCAGTGAAAATGACCTGCCTGATAAGGTTGACGTAAAGGGGGCCGGCGAGATAACGGACCTTGTCGATAACTTGGTCCTCGTGTGGCGCAATAAGGGCAAGGAGCAAGCGATACAGGAGGGTGATAATTATTGTGATGAAGATCCGGATTGCGCCCTGCTGGTGAGGAAACAACGCCACGGCGAGTGGGAAGGGAAAATCAAGCTTTGGTTCGACTCGAACTCCCATCAATTCAAAGGCTCGGGATTCCAGCCAATCGAGAAACTTTTATGAATCAACGAGGAATAGAATTATGCCTTCAGTAAATACCGTGTTATTGATTGGACACCTCGGGCAGGATCCGGAGCTGAGCCAGCTCCCGAGCGGCGATGCGGTCGCGAACTTCTCGCTCGCCACTACTGAGAAATGGAAGGCCAAGGACGGCACGCCGAAGGAACTCACCGAGTGGAGCCGGATCGTGGTCTACGGCGCGGCTGCAGATTCTTATGTTGGCCCCTACCTGAAAAAGGGCGATCTTTGCATGGTCCGTGGCAAGCTGAGAACCAGATCCTGGGAGAATAACGGCGAGAAGAAATACTCGACGGAGGTCATAGCGGACAGATTTGGTGGCGTGCAGGGGTTGAGCCAAGGCAAAAGTCGTGATGAGGGGCCCTCAGCGCCCCCGCACGGCGCTGGCGGGGTACCTAGGCAAGGCTCTGGTGCTCCGAGAGGCGCACAGCCGACCCCTCCTAGGCCCCAGGGGGGCGTGGATTTCAACGACACAATACCTTTCCTTCAGTATGGTAAGGAGCATAATTTCCCATCATGAAAAGCAGAACGCAAATCTGGTCGTCTGGCGGTGGGGTGCAATCGACAGCGATTGCTGCACTGATTGTTAAAGGCGAATTAACGCCGGACCTGGCGATTATCGTTGATACTGAAAGGGAAAGTTCAACGACGTGGGAATATCACAACAATATTGTCTGTCCTGCGCTTAAGGATGTGGGTGTGAAGCTGCATAGAATTAGGAAATCTAAATATGCAACCGTTGATTTATTCAGTGGCAATACCCTACTTGTCCCGGTTTATACGGAAACAGGGAAATTCCCTACGTATTGTTCTGCAGAGTGGAAAGTTCGCGTTCTGCAGCGATGGGCAGTGAGAGAATATGGAGTAAAGCAAGCTACTGTATGGCTTGGAATTACTGTTGATGAGCTTAAGCGGGTAAAACAGCCAATAGGAAAATGGCAGAACCACTATCCGCTGATCGACAGACGAATGTCTCGCGGCGATTGTCTTGCATTGATTGATACCATGGGCTGGCCACCACCGCCGCGCTCCTCATGCTGGATGTGCCCTAACCACACTAAAAAAGAGTGGGCTGATCAAAAACAAAAAGGTGGAAGTGATTGGGATAGGGCGGTCTTGCTGGAAAAATATCTGCAAAGCAAAGACGATGAAGTCTATTTAGCTGAACCTGGCGTGTCACTGGAAAATATGGAGTTTGGTGATGGCGGACAAATGGCGTTTACCGGTCTTTGCGATTCCGGTTACTGCTTTACTTAATGACCCCATGCCAAAACTTGACTCCCCACAGCACGCCGGCTACCTGGCTGCACTCAAACAACGCAAGCGCGCCGAATCGTCGAAGTGGGAGACACAATTCGCGCTCCACCTCCTGGCCGATGGACTCCCGCACGGCGTGCGGGAGTTCCGATTCTGTGCCGATGCCGTCGGCTGGCTGGATATGGACGCAAGGGAGCGCCGCAAGGTTCCTCTGCGCCGTCTGCTGGGAAGGGCAGGGCTCAGGGACTTCCGCTTCGACTTTGCCTGGCCCGATCAAAAGATCGCCGTTGAGATAGACGGGGCCATCGCCAAGGGCGGACGTGGCGGACACACGTCCATCAAGGGCTACACCGATGACCGGCTCAAGGACTGTGAGGCCACAGTCCTTGGGTGGACCGTTATCCGGGTCACTGGCCAGATGGTGCGGACTGGCTACGCGATCAATGTTTTATCGAGGTTATTCAAAAGGAGGCGGACAGCCGACTAAGTATGCCAAAGCCAAGAACACATTACAAAGACGATGAATTCCTCTCGGACGCCAACCTGACGGTGCTCTGCTTGCTTGCCGACGCCGAGGCGGCACAAGACATCATCTACCAGGTACGTTTTGGATGTTGTGGCCTGCTGACGCTCCAGACGCGGCATCAGATTCAGCGCAGGATTTCCAAAGGCCGGCAGGCACTGCGGAAAAACGAGCGGGTCCCCGCCTGTACGTCGTGTGTCAGGGGGAAGCAACGCTCAGTCTCCCGCGCAGCCGCTAGGACGCGGGCCAGGCTGAAGAAAAAGATCGCGAGCGTTAAGCCGCTCACAACGACGGATAAGGCGTGGACGATGTGGCTCAAGGCCATGCTGGCGATTGAGAGGGAGGCGGGCGAGGACCGGGTGCTCAGCGAGGCCTAGAACGGCAAAATCCCCAGGGAAACTTGCGCTGACCTGGGGATTTTGAATAGGATGGAAGTATCAGGCAACCAACCACATAAGCAAATCATAGCGCATCCAGCCGGATGCATAAAGAAAAACTTATGCGGCTAAGGCGAAAGCCGGTGTGATGCGGCGTCTGAAGTGTGCGGCCCGTTGCCAGTAAAGCGCTTCGATAAATCCAGGCTCTCGATGGGGAACTTGATCGAACCTGGCTGGGTGGAGCTCCAGAGGACGAGCCTGATTTAGGCTCCTCGCGCTGGGGATAATAGGGGGTATCCACCCAGAAAATACAAGTTTCTGCTAGGATTCTCCGCATGTACGTGCCAAAAACTGTCGGCCCCATCAAAAAGTCGGAGACGTGTCTCCTAAATCGAAACATCCCCCTCTGCCAAGCGTGCGGGGAAAAATTGGTTCGCGGCGATCGGTACTATCAACCGCCCTTCGTCTCCCCGCCGAACATTTGCCCCGCGCATGGTCGAGAATTTGAGCAGAACCGGTGACGTGGTAGAATATTGCTATGGCCGTAAGTGATCTTGGCTTTGATCTAGAGGATATAGAGGATCTAGGCATTGATCTGGAAGGACTCGCAGCTTGCGATTTCGATGATAAAGGGGCGCTCGAACCTCAAGCATACCTACAGCCGGCGCGCACAAAGGTAGTACATCCTCGGTATGTGTCACATGATTCTGCGCAGAAGCTGGTACGAGCGATTTTCCCGCTTGCAGCTAGCGCGCGTGCGCATGTTGTTGTCCCAGGGACATTTATCTATGGCGACTTGGCCGAGGCTATAGCCGTTCATCTTGATGAGAAAATTGCGTGCCTGTGGGTTATGTCGCTTTCCCTGAATATGGCGAATATAGAAAGTCTAAAGAACATTCAAGCCGGCGACTATGTGGGCGATACGCACTTGATGCTGTCGGATTACTGGTATGCACACAATCGAGGCCATGATGGTCTGGTCCAAGCAGTTTATGACGAGCTGGACAACGGGCGCTTTCAGTTTTCCGTTGTTCGCACACACGGGAAAGTGACATTGATGGAGATGGATGGTGGCGCATCCTATGTTATAACTGGGTCTGCCAACCTGCGCTCAACATCCACTATTGAGAACTTTGTGGTCGAGAATGACGCAGGGTTGCTTGATTGGTACAAAACATGGCTGACGGACCTGGAAAGCCAGTTTTTCACGGTGAACGGCGGTAACGGTATACACGCACAGCGCTGTGCGAGAAAAGGTGACCAATGGCAAATTCTGGACAATATCGGGGAGCTAACAATGCAAGGCAAAGGGCGGCCCATGCGCGTAGAAATCGCAGCGCAGCCACAGCCAGGGCGCGGCGATCACAACAGCAGCGCGGATCTACATCCTTCTGATACGGCTGGCGGTCGCAATGCCTAGCGGCGGACACAACAAGATAATCCTGACAGACGAGCAGTATCGCCAGGCAGAAACGCTAGCCGGCTATGGATTGACTCGCGATAAGATTGCTACCGTGCTGGGGATTACGCTAGCGTCGCTCGAAAGAAATAAGAAAAATAACGCGCGATTTGCTGCCGCCTACGCGCGGGGTATTGCAAAGGCGGAGGTGGCTGTTTCCCATACGCTCTATGAACGTGCTGTGCGGGACGGCGAGATGGCGGCGATCAAATGGTGGGAACAGACCAGAGCCGGACGCATGGAGAGGTCCCGCCAAGACGTGAAGCAAGAGAATACCCTTGTGGTCAAGGTAGTCCCGCACGCCGAATGATATGAGCGACATCCGCCTGGAGATTGAAGTACGGCCCATCTTTATGCCGCTCTTCGCTCCGGATGTTGCGCGATTCGTTGTTGTAGTCGCCCACCGCCGAGCTGGCAAGACCGTCGCCGCCCTTCAGCGACTCATTCACGCAGCCGCCGCCCCTTCTAAGCCGAACTGTCGGTATGCCTATATTGCCCCACTGCGTGTGCAGGCTAAGAATATTGCTTGGGATTACCTGAAAGCCTTTACTCGGGCCATCCCCGGCCTAATCATCAATGAGTCCGAGCTGAGGGTTGACTTTCCCACTGGCTCGCGTATCCAGCTATATGGCGCAGATAACCCCGATTCCCTTCGTGGTGGATATTTTGACGGCGCGATCATGGACGAAGTACCGCAGATGGCGCCGCAGACCTGGAGCCACGTGGTTAGACCGATGCTTTCCGACCGTATGGGCTGGGCGATGTTCATCGCCACGCCTGCCGGCAAGGGCGCGTTTTTCGAGCTTTGGGAAGAGGCAGCGCACGCCCCAGGATGGGCGCGGTTTATGTTCCGGGCGAGCGATACCGGGCTGATCAATACTGACGAGCTGGAAGCGGCACGGCGCGAAATGTCGGAATCTGCCTACGCGCAGGAGTTCGATTGTTCTTTCACAGCAGCCATTAGGGGCGCCTACTACGGCGACATCCTGGAGCAGGGCGAACGCGACGGCCACGTCCTCGCGATAGATTACGATCCGTCTGTAGCGGTCACGACTGGATGGGACATCGGGGTTAGCGACGCCACAGCTATATGGATCATGATGCCGTACCGGGGAAATGCCTGGGCAGCTATCGATTACTATGAGTCCTCGGGTGTCGGGATCGACTTTTATGCCGCGTGGCTGAGGGGGAAGCTGTACAGGTACTACAAGCACCTGGCGCCCCACGACGTTGCCAATCAGGACTGGAGCGCGGCTGGAGGGCTCAACCGCGTAGCCATCGCAGAGCAGCACGGTATACGGTTCGAGCGACAGCCCCGGCCCAAGGACAGTCGAGCAGTGATGGATGGTATCCAGGCCGTTCGGAGCTTGCTCCCGCTGGTCTACTTCCACAGCGATGACAGCGCCAGGGGCCAGCGCGTGAGTAGAGGCCGGTTAGCGCTTTCTTTGTACCGCGCCGACTACAATGATAAATTAGGCGCATTAAAGGCGAGCCCGGTGCATGACTGGTGCTCGCATGCGGCGGATGGGATGCGGACCTTCGCCACCACAGAAGAGGACGTCAAGCGTGCTGGATTATCCCGGTCTACCGGACCAATCAATCGCTCACAGCGGATCACCAGCGGATCACGCGGCAGCGTCTTGCCATCCCGCCTCGGAGCCCGCAGCATCAACGACAGACGCCGATCTACTAGCCGCCATTGACGAGGAAGTAACCTTCGCGCTGGCGTGCAACAACGAATCCAAGGCTGAGCGAGAGCTGGCGCTGAAATACTTTAACGGCGAGCTGCCACCGCCCCCTTGCGAGGAAGACCTGGACCAGGGCATGTCCAGCATCGTCAGCACCGACGTACAGGATGCGGTGTATGCGGTGTCTGCCGAAATACTTCCGGCGTTTTCCGGCTCTTCCCCGGTGGAGTTCACCCCATTCGATGAGGAAGACGAGGACCGTGCGTCTTTGGAAACGAGAGCGGTCAACCATGTGGCAGCAAAAAATGGTGCCTACATGGCGCTCGGAACTGCTATCAAAGACATCATGCTCTTCGGTGGCGGCGCGATTAAGGTTGTGTGGGAAGAGCGGAAGGAAGTCGAGTATGCCACCTCGCAGGGCGTGCCCTTCGAGATGTTGCCCTACGTGATGCAGGCAGCCGAAGGTGAGCAGATAGACATTGTTGAGGGGGAGCTGGACGAGGAGAGTGGTACGGCGGTATTGACCTCCAGGCGCTACCGCAAGAGCAGCAAGCCCAGGTTGGACGCTATCCCCCCAGAGGAGCTGTTGGTATCGGCGGATGCGACTAGTTGTGACCTGGATAAGGCACGCTTCCTTGCCCACCTGCGCCCGGTGTCACGGACTGAGTTGATCGAGTTGGGCATTGACAGGGAAATGGTAGAGAGCTTATCAGAGACATCCTCTTTTAGTCGCCGGCTGACCGACAAGACTGATCCGCGCAGATCACTGGAGACTGGCCACCCAAGCACCGAATTTATCGATGTGTGTGAAAGCTACTACAAAGTGGACTTTGATGGTGATGGCATTGCCGAGCTTCGGCGCGTATTGACGGCAGGCGGCAGTAACGGGACTGATCAGCTCCTAAGAAATGAGCCGTGGGACCAACAGCCTTTTTGCGCTGGCGTCGGTTATCTTGGCACTTACGACTGGCAGGGCGTTAGCCTGTTCGACCGCCTCCGCGACATCCAGGATACAAAGACCGATATGGTGCGGGCGGTCAGGGACACAACCAAGCGCGCAATGCGGCAGACCAGGGGACTGATCATTGGCGATGCCAACGAGGATGATGCCCAAACCTCGCAGATGGGTGGGAATATCCGCTGCCGAACTGCTGCCGGTGTGTTCCCCATACCGGGTGATGACATACCGCCGCAGGCTTTCTCGCTGATTCAATATCTCGACCAGATGAGGTCCGACAAGGGCGGCGGCGCCGTGGATATGACTTCCGGGGCACAGGCACTTGGCCAGGGCGGCGACTGGTCGCTTGAGCGCATGATGAGCGCGGTGGAACAGCTCAACGCTTATGTCGCAAAGAATATTTGCGAGACGCTGGTGAAGACCATGTGGAGCAAGCTACACAGCCTTCTGCGCCAGTACCAGCAGGAGCCCCTCACGCTACCCGGCAGCACCGGGTGGTCGGAGACGAGGGCTGCCGATTGGCCGATGCGTGAAGACTTGGAACTTGCGACGGGGATGAGCGTTGGAGAGCGTGGGCGTCGAGCAGGAGCGCTTAACTCTGTGATCCAGCAGCAAGACGCAGACGCAGAAAAGGGGCTCAACGGGATCTTGTTTGATCTCGACAGCGCTTACCAAGCCCGTGTGGATCTTGCCCAGCTCGCCGGGCTGCCTAATCCACAGCAGTATTTTTTGAATCCGAAATCTGACGCCTCACAGCAAGCCCAGCAGCAACAGGCGGAAGCCGCTCAGCAACAGCAAGCGATGGCTCAGCAACAGCAGCAGGAGCAAATGCAATTCCAGCATAATCTCCTGCTTGGCGTCGAGCAGCTCAAGGCCGACAACCGCCAGGCGATTGCCGAGCTCCAGGAAGAGGGACGCAACCAGCGCGCCGAAATGGAGAATCTCCTAAGCATGTTTGGCGAGAAGGTCAACCTGGCCGAACTGGAGCAAAAGGCCGATGCCGACGAAAGCCAGGCGGAAATCGACAGACTCCAGGCAGTTACAGGTTCCGTCGTCGCCCTCCGAGGGGCGCAATGATTACAGCAGAACAGATCGTTGAAAGCCAGGTCTGGAAAAGCGCTGTCTCGGCGATCCGCGCGCGGATTTATAGTGCGTTCGAGCGTGTGCACCCGGCTGACGAGACCGGGCTAGAATATTTGGCGTACAGCCTGAAATCACTGAACGAATTAACGTTCGAGATGGAAAAGCAAATGGCTTCCGTCTCGATCAACAAGCCAGCCCCCAACAGGGTAGGCGCAACTCCCGCGAGAGCGGGGAAATAGACAACTGGGGTATGAGCAATGCCAAACGCAGCACTTTCTGAGCAGCTCCACGCGCAGCTCGACGCCATGGGCGCCCCTCCGCGTGATCCTGCCACTATTCCAGCGGAGACGCTGGACGATTCGCAAACCGAAAGCGGCGAGAGCCAAGGCTTAGGCGAGGCGATGGCACAGCCCGATAATGACGCTGGCGAGAGCCGCGAAGGCGTTACTGATTCAACGGCTGAAATCTCAGCGGCAGAAACTGGTAAAGGTGGCGAGACGGGCGATAAAGCCCTGAAGTACAAGCCAACCGAGCTAGCGGACGCCATAGGGTGGGAAGTAACAGAATTATATGATTCGCTGATGGTGCCTATTGGTAATCAAGGGGAGACCCGGAGCCTGGGCGATATCAAACAGAATTATGACGCTGTTGCAGAATCCGAAGCTGAGATAAACACGGCACGCGCCGATTTGCAGGCCCGATACGAGCAACTGTACGCACAGCAACAGCAGCTCACGCAGGGGTTCGCCGGGGTATCGGAGGAAGTCAACAAAGCCCAGCGTTCGCTGGTCGGTATCGAAGCGCAGTACAACTCCCAGCCGTGGGAAAAGCTTGATGCCGAAAATCCAGGCCAGGCAGCCAATCTGAGGCAGAAGTTTTCCGCCGCTTATGGTGCTGCCGAAGCTGAGCTAAAGACGGCAACGCAAAACCATGAGCAAGTCCAGGCGCAAAGCCACCAACAGATGGTCGCTGCTGAGAATCAGCGGCTCGTCCAGATGGTGCCCGAGTGGCAGAGCGCAAAAGTGTTTCGCGAAGAGGAACCACAGATTAGCGAGTATCTAATCTCGATGGGATTTACGCCTCAACAGCTTCAATCCATTGTTGCAGCGGCCCCTAGGGCTGTTGCTCGCGACGCCTGGCTGTACCGCCAGCACCTCAAACAGGTATCGACGGCGAAAGGCAAGGTGAGAGCCGCGCCTAAGCCGGTGATGCGCCCTGGAGGAGGCCCTGGACGCAAGACTATCTCCGATAAACAAACCGATCAGCTTACCGCCCGTGCCCGTCAAACCGGCAGGGCAAGCGACAAGCTGGCGGCAGCGCGTGCCATTGTAGGAGCATCCCTTCAAAGGTAAGTAACAATGGCCAGAGCACTAGATCTCGCCGCCGTTAAGTCCGGCGGCCTCATTTCCGAGGATATTATTCCTCGTCTTTTCAACATTTCGCCTGTTGATCTCCCGATGATCGATAGTATAAGCAGTGGAACTGCCCATAACATCAAAAAGGAGTTCACCGACAAGGTATTGGCGACACCGAGCAGCACCAATAGGTTGTACGAGAACCAGAGCCTGGCGACTGTGGATAATTCGGCACATGGACTGCGGTACGGCAACTATTGCCAGCAGATGGGTAAGGTGATCAGAACCTCCCAGCGTGGCCGGGACGTTCAGCTGACCTACGACGACGACGAGTTTCTCAGTCAGCTGATGGACGCGGGCGAGGAGCTACGCCTGGATGAAGAGGCTGCGGTTGTTTCCCGCAATGCCGCTACCGCCGAAGTGGATGACCCTGATCCAGCTAATAGAGTCGGCCCCCTGATGGCTGGCGCCTGTACCTGGGCTATCCACGGTACGCAACGTGGTACCGGTGGTGCCGATGCTGTTCTGAGCGACCCCGCTGGCGGCATCCCGACGACCGCTCCGACAGCCGGCCTCGCCAGAGGTATGACGCTAACCATGTTTAAGCAGGCCCTACGCATTGGCTGGGACAACGGCGCCCGTTTCAATCAGGTCCACGCGATTGGCGAGATGATCGAGAACTTCTCGGACTTTATGTTCGACAAGACCGCTCGCGTTGCGACGATGCAGACGGAGGTTGCGCAGTCCAACAGGACGACCTCGGTCGAGGGTAACGGTGCTCGTGCCACTGGCGTCACTGCTCAATCGGCCGTGTCGCTGTTCATCGGCTCGTTCGGGGCCATTACGCTGGTGCCGAATCGCCAGATGGAGGTTTACGACTCTACCGATGGCACTCCGGAGGACGTTTGCGAGCTGTTGTTTGTCGACACCCGCTACCCGCTGCTGAGTCGTCTCCATGACTTTGACACTAAGTCTCTCTCCGAGGATGGCCTGTATGACGCAGAGGTGCTTTTTGTGGATAGCGCCTTCATCCCGGCAGCAACCCATGCGGTCACTGTGATTGCGGACCTGGCGCCAGGCACAGCCACGGTGGCGTAAACCCAAAGCCGGCCCTCAAGGAAGAGGGCTTTTTAATTTTAACGAGGTAGAATGAGCAAACTTACGCACGGCGAGGAAACTTTGAGCGTGCCGAAGTGGGCAGAACGCGTCGGCATATCTGCGCCGGCTATGTACGCCCGCCTTAAACGAATGTCATTGGGAGAAGCGCTGAAGATTCCGCCGAAATCACGAGCACAGCAAGACCCTAAACAACCAGGCGAGGCAACCTCCATGGCAGACCAACCCGAGAAAGACGAAGCCCCGGTACAGCGTGAAGTTGACCTTCCCAGGCGCGCTTCTGCGGCGGCACCATTACAGCTGGGGGAGCGCGTCAGGGTTTACCACAAACGTAGAACTACAATGTTCCTGTCTGACTGCAAGCTTGGTCCTCATGAAGAGCGCGAGATTCTGGCCAGCGATTACGCCCGGCCTGCAATTGCAGTGCATCTAATCAAGGTTGCCTGATGAAATATACTTTCCGAAACGATGGGCGCGTGCGAAAGACGGTCCATCGTGACGCGCACAGCCCAACGAACATCTATATCGAGACTGTCACCAACGATGCCGCAAGCCTGCGCCGGAATGAGCAACGGCGAGACAGCGAGGCTTTGCGGGTTGGCGACGCTAATCCGATGGTGGATGGTGACGAGCTTACAGCGGCGTTTTCCTTCGGGACGATGATCGATTACGAGATTGCCAGGCGAAAATACCCGGACCTGTTCGCAGAGCTGGAGATGGGCGGGTCACATTCTGTGCACGCCGGAGAGAAGCTGAGTCTACTCCTGCCGGAACACTGCAC